GACGACTGGTACACCCCGCCAGCCGTCTTCGACGCCCTCGGGCTGACGTTCGACCTCGACCCTTGTTCGCCGGGACCGGGCCATTGGGTTCCCGCGCGGTCCATCTACACGAAAGCCGATGACGGCTTGGCGCGGGACTGGTCCGGCCTCGTCTTCATGAACCCGCCCTTCGGCGGTCGTGAAGGGCATATCCCATGGCTGAACAAGTTCCTCGACCACGGCAACGGCATCGCAGTCGTGCGCGCCTACACTTCGTCCGACTGGTTCCATCGGATCGTGGTGCCACGCGCCGAGACGATCATGTTCCCGCGCGGGAAGACGCAGTTCATCCCGAGTCCCGAACTGGAAGCCGAGTTGCAGCGGAAGGCCGCGGCGAAGGGTGAGGGGCGCATCTGGCGCAACGCCCCAGGTCACGGCGTCGTCTTCATCGGCATGGGCTCGGTCGCGAATGCCGCGCTTCGGGACAGCGGGCTTGGACTGCACTTGGAAATTCACAGCGATCGGAGGAGCGCAGCATGACTGACGACCGCAAGCCATTGCCCGCAGAGGCCGAGACGGCCGCCGTTCTGGTGGATCGGCTGCACATTGACGGATTGGTTCGCGAATGGTGCGAGGGAGATCGCAACGCGCCGAATTTCGTCTCGGGCCTCGTCCGCGTTCTTCGTCTGCGCCTCTCGCGCTTCGCCCTCACCGCCGCCCCGAAAGCCACAGAGACGCCGGGGCTGCGGGAGGCTCTTACTGATAACACTGCGCTCTGCAAATGGTTGGACGAGCGCGGTGATGTCAGCGTCTCGTGGGCCGAAGATCCAAACGAGTTCGAGCACCTTATAGAGTTCACGCCCGCCTCGTTTCGAAGCGCAGTCACCGCCCTATCCGCCACACCCCAGCCGGTCGCCGTCCCTGACGATCGGCCCTATTGCGCTGGTGCGCTCGCTCATATCGAGATCGGCGGACTTTGCGAGCGTCACGTCAACGAGTTGCGCGACCATGCGGACAAGCTCCGGTGGCAGATGCAGAACGACGATCGCCCGGCTCCTTCTCACGGCTGGACGTGCTTCCATTGCGCGCAGACGTTCACGACATGGGCGAGCGCTTCCGCGCACTTCGGCGACGATCCCAGCACCGGCACCCGTCCCGAATGCGTTGCCGTCCCTGACGATGGCGCGGGACGGGATGAGGTGGTGGCGTGGCGGTACGAGATCAAGCACGGCCCCGATGGCGAGAGTGACTATGCTTGGGTCTACGACGAGACCGGCCGCATGATCGCGACTATGCGGACGTTCCACGCTGCAACGATTTGCGCCCTCGCCTCCGCTCTATCCGCCGAGCGCGCCGCCCACGAGCAGACGCGGCGGGAGCGGGACATGCAGCAGGGTGAGGCCCGGCACTACGCCGACCTTGCGCTACGTGCTGGCAACGAGGCCGCTGACGCCATCGCCGAGCGTGATGCCGAGGTCGCCCGTCTCCGCAAGGCGCTGGAGGACCGGGCATGACCGAAAACGCTCTTGAAGACGGGGTGCAAGACGCCCTCAATCGCATGCGCCGAGCGGCAAGGCGTGGCACCGGATGTTACCTAACCGCCGAGATGATCTCATGCTTGGAGATCAGCACTCTCGGTCAAATTTGGTCTGAGGAAGATCCTCGCGCCGCCCGATCCTCTCGTGAGGAGGGCAAGTGATGGCGGCGTGCGAACATTGCCGCAACGGGTGGTTCGATCCGAAGTCGGGCGGCCACTACTTCGGCCAAGACGTGCAATGCGTCAACGGTGTCCTGATCGACATCGACGAGTACATGGAAGGTTGGCAGCCCAAGCACGCCTACCCCGTCGCGCCCTGTCACCCATGCTGGGAGAAGCAGCAGCGCGACGAGGACTTCGACAACGATTGCCAGCGTCGGCTTGAGGAGGCGCACGCATGACCCCGCAAGCGGACCAGCCCAGCGCCGACGTGCCGGAGGACGTGCGGCCAGCCCCGTCGCCAAAGCCGATCGCTCGCCGCGCCGGCTACGACTTCCCCTGCGCCATCTGGCCCGGCCCGAAAGGAGACTGCAATGAGCGCAACTGCCGCTGCTACTGATGCGCCTGAAATGGTGCTCGTGCCCTACGACGACTTCTTCGCAGCATACCGTTTTGTGCCGCGCTCGCGAATGTTCCCGAACGATTGCTTGAAGACGCGGCTTAGGTCGCTCTTGGCGAGCGAGGACGTGGCGCACGCCGACGAGGCAGAAGCTATCGCCGATCGTCAGGCCCGAGAGGAAGCCCGTGATGGCGGTGGGTGGAGGGTGAAGCCGCTGGAGTGGACGGAAGTAGATGGCGGAGATTGGCTCGCCATCTGTGATCTTGGCCTCTACCGGTGCGGGAACGAACGCGGCGTCTGGCGTGTAGAATTTGCGCGCGCCGATAAGCGTCTACCGAGCCGAAAGGTCATCCGCTTGACGGGCCTCATATCGGCACAAGCAGCCGCCCAAGCCAACTACGAGGCCCGCATCCGGTCCGCCATTGAGCCCTCCCCGGTGGAAGGAGATCGGCGATGAGCGATGACCTGTATCCGCTCACGCCCAACGGGCTCAACAATCTTATCGAGGACAGCGACGACATGCTGGATGCTTGGTTTGCCGAGCGCGGTGTGGAGACCAGCCGGGCCATGTGGAAGCGACGTGCGCTCGCAGCGGAGCGCGCCCTTGAAGCCGCCCAAGCCCGGATCGAAGCGGTGCGGAGGGAGACTGTGGAGGAGTGCGCGCGGGTGGCGGAAGAGCGGGCCAAGGATCGCGTCACGCTTTACAGCGACAGGTCGAGAGAGCCCCACGAGATCAAGGCGAGCGAGGCCCAGCACACCGCCGCCGCCATCCTCGCCCTCACCGAAGCAAAAGTTAGAGTGGGCCATGAGCAAGCGTGAGCCGTTCGACCCAAGCAACCCATACGACATCGGCTGCGATGTCGTCCGAAGGGCAATCCTGCGGACTGTCTCCAACACCCTCGGGCGCATGCCGCCCGGCTTATCGGATCAGGAGAAAGTCGCAGCCCAAGTGCATGGCGCCACAATGGCGCTGGCTTGCCTCATGACGTCATGCGCCCAGCCCGGCTACGAGCTTGCCGCATTCCGTGGGCTGATGGAAACGCTACCGCAGATGATAGAGGATGCGAAAAAGCAGCGGTCCCGCGCCCTCACCGAAGCCAAGGAGGATCGGACGTGAGCCCGGATCATCTCAAGAGAATGGAAGCCCTTGCTGCGCGAGCAGCAATCGTCACTGGCGAGACCTACGAAGTTTGGAGAGAGGCCGACATGGAGCGCATTCGATCCGCCCTCGCCAGCACGGAAGGAGAGAAGCGGTGAGCGGCCCGGCGGTGCGACCCGAAGACGAACTCGGCTTCTGGCCCAACTATCGAGAGCCGACCGCGTTGGCGAAAGCTATCCAGATGCCCCTTCATCCTGCCGACCGATGGATGACCGGCGTGCTCAACGCGCATATCAAGCGGCCCACCCTCACCCGCAATCTCAGCGAGGATAAGGCACGATGAGGCTCCCCGACATCCGAGAGGAAATGCACAAGCTGGCTCACGACATCGCCGCTGCTGGCCTGCGAGAGAAAGCCGATCGTCTCGCCTACCTCGCAGAGGAAACTCGGCGTCGGTCTCCAATCAAGCGGGCGCCGCCGCGGGCGCGGATGATGACGGAGGAGGTGAAGGCCCTTGTCCGTCAGACGGCCCGCGACAATCCCGGCATGTCTCTACGTGAGATCGGCCGGAAGTGCGGTGTGGATCAAGGGCGAGTGTCCGAGGTGCTGCGAGGTTTCAGGCAATGAGCAGCCGTGTACTGAGTGACGCTAAGACGCCCGAGCAGTGGGTTGAAATCTTGGCAGCCAAGGGGATCGGCATCAGTGAGCGGACCCTGCGCGAGCGCGCCCGCAAGATCGGAGCTTGCCGTATCCTCGGCAATGCGATGATCCTCTACCCCGAGCATATCGACAAGGTTTTCGAGGAACCCACACAGTGCCAAAGGGCGACTACCAACTCTACCGTCGAGGCGACGTTTGGTGGTTCTCCGCGACGGTTAACGGAAAGCGATGTCGAAAAAGCACTGGAGAGAATGACGAGAAGGCAGCGCGGAAGGAAGCCCGCATCCAGCTCGGCGAACTCAGTCGTGCCCCTCCACCGAAGCCCGACAAGCCCATAGACTTCCGCTATGCTTCTGCGGCTTACGAGATCGCGGGAAAGGAGGACCGCTTCATACCGCCGATAGTCGCTGAAATTGGAGGCGTCGCGCTCGGCGACATCACGCCTGGTATGGTGCGGAACCTCGCCAAGAAGCTGTACCCAAAGGCGAGCCCGGCCACTTGGAACCGTCAGGTTCTAACCCCTGTCCGCGCGGTAGTGAACCACGCGGCCGATGAGGGGCGATGCCAACCACTTCGGGTGAAGTCATTCCAGACGAAGAAGGCGCTGAAGCAGGCGGTCACGAGGGCATGGATCAAGAGCTTCATCGGGGCGGCGTCGCCGAAGCTCGGAGCGCTCTGCTACTTCATGTTCACGACAGGGGCGCGGATCGGCGATGCCGTCTCGCTGCTCTGGAGCGATGTGAACATGACCACCAAGACGGCGGTGGTGCGGGACACGAAGAATGGTGAGGACCGCGCTGTGCACCTCACTTTGTCCATGCTGCGGATGATGTCCTCTCTGGACCCGTCACAGCGCAAGGTCTTCCAGTACGCCTCCCGACATGCGGTCTACGGCTCTTGGAAGCGGGCCTGCAAGAAGGCGGGCATTGAGTACGTGCCCCCGCACCAAGCGGGCCGTCATTCGTTTGCCACCGAGATGATCGTCAGGAATGGCGTGGACGTGGCGACGACAGCCGAGGCAGGCGGGTGGAAGTCGAAGCGGCTTCTGGTGGACACATACGTGCACGGAGAGAAGCATCGTGAGCGAGTGGACGAGGTGTTCGAGATCCCGGTGAAGCGGCATTCGAAACGGGGCCCGAAGGGCTGATTTCCGCTCTTCTGGCACAATGTGCCAAACCGGAAACACCTAAGCCGTTGGTATTGAAGCGAAACGACATCCCTTAGCAGGGGAGCGCCTTCGACCACTCGGCCACCTCTCCGGTGCCTCCAGATACCACATTCCAAGGGTTCCGCAACCCGACGCCTTGCAGTCTTTTGCGGCTTAGACCGGAACGATGCGTGAACGTTCGGGATGATGTGACACAAATATTGGCACAGCGCGTTCATCGTTCGTTCTACGCCATGAAAACACAAAAAGATCGCCCCGCCACAGCCGAGGCTATGACGGGGCGGGGTCAGGCTGCAAGGCTACTGTGCTGGCCTGAAGCCCTCGGCACGAGCTGACGCTTCATTGGCAAAGCACCGCTCTGGAAGCGTCCAGTCGTAGAACGCGCCGCCGGGAACGTGATAGACCCTGCCGCGATTGGAGACGTTGCCCTTCACAGGCAACGCAGCGGTGCACCGAGGACGTTCGGCGATCCTGTCCATGCTCGTGGCCTCCTGACGCTCGCCCCACTTGGAACCCAGCACGAAGGCCGCAGCGGCGACGCCTGCGATGACCGCCAGAACCAGATACCAGCGCGGGGGCGTGATGCCCTCCTTCGTCGCATCGGGGCTGAGAGCGAGGAGCCCGAACCCGATCGCCATCATGAAGCGCCCAAACCCGGAATAGGGCGTGTTCAGCCAGTTATGAGGCTGACCGAGAAGCGCCCACAGAAGGCTGAAGCCGCCCGTGTAGCAGGAGCCGAGGGCGAGGATCGTCACGCCGACGACGGCGAGTTCTGCCCCCTCCACCTTGCCGCTCTTGAACACGCGGTAGGTATCCGGTAGCCACGAGAAGGTCACGATGCCAGCGGAAATGAGGAGCGCCCCCGAGATGGCGCCGTTGGCCCAATCCGACCATGGAGTGAGGAAGCCGAGCGCCCAATAGCCGAAGAACAGGCTGGCCGACCACTGGACGAATGTGTTGCTAGCGACCCTCCTCATCGGAAGCCTCCATCAGTTCCAAGGCCCCGGCCATCACTTTCAGTCGGCGGGAATGCGATTGGATGGTTTGCACTTGGTTGCGGAGGTCTCCCCGCTCCTGCTTCAATGAGCGTTCCGTTTCCGCGCGGCGGGCTTCGAGGCCGGCGTCTTTCCTGCAGCCGAAGATCGGAAAGAATTTCATTCCCTCCCCCTTTCGCGAACGATGGTAAGGACGGCGTGGATCGACCGCTCCAAAGCGTTCTGCTGTTCCCGAATGCTCTCCCCCAGCTTGGCGAAGGCGCGGATATCTTCAAGCTGCGCCTCTCTGGTCTTCTGGTGAGCTTCCCGCTCTTCGTGGAGTTCGGTTCGATGGGTCCGGGTGAGGTAGACGATGACGCCAGCCAGGATGACGCAGAGAGCCCCGGTGATCCCGACATCGAGGAACGATCGACCGGCTTCTGTGATGATCCCGTCCGGCATGCTAGACTCCGTGGCGTCGGCATTCTTCCGCCGTCCAGACACCGCCGCCGCAGATCCCGGCGACAGTTCGGTCAATCCGGCGCTGGTCTTCGCTGGTGAGGCCGTGGACTCCGATCAGATCAGTTCCCACGATCTGACGGAGTCCCGGAGCACTGGCTGGTTGCGTAGTCGAAGCGCAGCCCGCGAGCATTGCAGTCGTCAAAGCGAGAGCGAGAAGTTTCAGCCGCATGGCCTGCCTCTTGGTTTGCACGAGACACGGCCTCGCGCTCCGTGAGGGAGCCGACGTTCTCGAAATAGGTTTTGGCGAAGAGCGCTGCAGCGATGACGAGCGCAAGGATGGCGAGGTACAGGAGAGGCTTGACGAGGCTGGCGGGGATCATGCCGATGCAGCCTTGATCTGATCGCGCCGGTACTTCGCCCACAGGCCGTAGGCAAGCCCCCCGATGGCAACGATTGTCGAGACAAGAGTTAGGCCGACAAGCGCTTGATTGGCGAGACTGGTGAGGCCAACAAAGGGCTCGATTTGTTGCCGGGCCGTCTCAAGAACGCCACCCAGAACTCCCGCTCCCGCGCCGATGGTGGGGCCGACAACGGGCGCCCGAGGCTTGGAAACATCCTCAGCCATTGCCTTCGCCCACGCAACGGCTTCAATCTGTGACCCGGCGTTCTCTGCATCGCCTGCGGCCATCTCCAACGCCGCTGCGCGCGCACCCTCCACACGGCTCGTCCAGCCCTTGCCGAATGTTTTCCACGTCGTAAGCTGCTTGAGCATAGCCATACGACGGTTCGCCATGTCATTGATGAGCTTGGCGGGGTTCTGCTGCTTTGCGGCGTTGAGCGTCACTGCGCCCATGATCCCGTCGTCCTTGACGCCAACGGAACGCTGAAGCCACTTAACAGACTGCGAGACGCCAGAGTTCACAGATCCGTCAAAGACGAAATAATCAACCCCGGAAGGAAGGTCGTTGAACCGCACCTTGTCGGCGTACTGCTGGCGATAGATGGCCTGCAGCTCCTCCTCTGCGATCTTGGATACGGACTGTTTGGATCGCCCGCCCTGCGCACGGAAGGCGTCATAGACGCGTTGTGTGACGCCGCGCATGGTGGCCCCGCCGGGATCGTCCGGGTGGTTGGAGTAGCCGCCCTCATGAGCGAGAACGCGCTTTAGAGATGCAGTGTAATTCTGGGACGCCATGGTGCCTCCGTGGGCGCAAAGAAAAGCCCGGCGCTAAGGCCGGGCCATTGTTGGGATGTGATTGATGATGGCAGGCATCTGCCCTACGGCAGCGTGATGCCTTCCTGCGTCTGGATCATCGCCTTGAGCGCGGCGACCTCGGCGTCGGTCACGGCCCCGACCTTCATCGCGATAGTGTTGACGCCCGAGCCCACCGTGAAGCCTGCGAACATCGACAGTGCGCGACCTGCCGTGGCCTGCACCTGCTGCAGCGTGCTACCCGTGCCGGTCGATATCGGCGTCGTGGAGTTACGGTAGTGCTTGAACGCCTTGGCTGCGGCGTCATAGCTGACCACCTCATAGACGAGGCCGCTTGCTGGCAAAGTGACGGTGTCCATATTCGCCGTCACCGATGTTGTGCCGTTCGAGGTCACCAATCGGGTCGTATTATCAGCCGCCACGCAGCGGATTTGGCCGCCCTGCGTCGCGGCATTGTCGCCGCCGATCGCGAGAAGCCGGTAGCTGGAGGCCGGTCCTGCCGTATCGTAGACCAGAGCCAGCGACCACGACTTGTCGAAGAACAGGTCGCGCGTGAAGTTGGTCTGCACCTGCTGGATGCTGTCGCCCGTACCGTCTGCGACGAGAAGCGTCGGCTTCCCGCTGGCGGCCGGGGTGAACACCATATCGCCCGCATCGGTGCCGGTCGTGGTCCCCATGTAGGCGTCATAGGTTGCCTTCGACGACCCATCCGCCGGAGAGACAACCCGGTTCGGTAGGTTCTGGCCGCTGCTCAGATCGCGGGCGCGCAGGTGGAACAGCGGCGTAGACCAGACATCCACCAATTCCTGCTGCGTCGCACCGCCCTGCACCGTTACGAGGTCGTCGTACCAGCGAAGCGGCAGAGGAACCGTCTGGTTATCCTTCAGCGCCTTCGTGTAGTCGGTGCCAGTCATGGCGCCATAGCCATACTGCAGACGCTCCACCCCACCGCTTGCCGGGACTGCGCCAAGCGTCACCTTGACGGTCGTGGCGTTAACCCTCACCGCTGCGGAGACGGTAGCGAGCACGCCGTCCACGAGATAGCGGAAGGGCTGGATGTCGGTCGTCGGAGTGAAGTCGGTGCCGCCGTCGTGCGCGATCGTCACAAGCACATCAGCGCTCGACGCCTGTCGCACCGCGCCGGTGATGCGCGGCCCGTCCACACCGCCCGCAACGGTCGCACCCATCACCTTGGCGGTCTTGCGACCATAACGCGGCGCGGCCTGCACCCAGCCGTTGGCGCCGAGATTGGGCGTGATGAGGTGCGCCCCACCGTCCGTCTGGATGTCGTGGACCTCGGGCATGTTGAAGATCCACGGATAGTCCACCGTGAACTGGCGCTGGAAGCCCTTGATGAACTGGACGCCTTCGTTGTTGTCGTAGGGGTTGTCGCCGCGCCGCCCGAGGACGGTCGAGATGATTGGTGGCGCTGTCTGGCCGGCATCCGCCACGGCGGCACGCACGCGGTCATAGACCCACTTCTGGCAGGTGGTGTAGGACGTGCGCTTGGCGGACGTGTTGACCTGTCCGGCCTCGCTCTCGTGACCCGCAAACAGGAAAGCGCCGACCTTGCGGCCAGCCGCGATCTCCGAAGCGATCTTGTCGAGGCAGGTTTGCATGATCGAGCCGACCTGAAGGTTAGCGAGATCGTCGTCGTTGACCCAATAGTTGGTCGCGCCGCCAGCGGTCGATTTGCGAAGGAACGTGCCGGGCGTTGCTCCCTGCGCGAGGCGACCCGTTGGCGGGATCAGCACTGCGTTCATCGCCAAGTTAAAGTCGGCTTCGGCGTAGGTGAAGATGTAGCTCGCCGTGGATTGGCCACCCGTGATCACCGAGAGCGGCTGCACCGATCCCGAACCGACCGTAAGGGAAAGCCCAGGCAGGAAAGCCACACCGAAGTCGTCACGAACCGTGATGCCCCAATTGGTGACCGTCTGCTCCGTCACAGGAATGCCGCTCACGACGCCAGTGCTGGAATTGAGCGAGAGACCGTTCGGAAGACCGCCCTGTAGCTGCGCGCGGACGTTGCCGGTCGCATTGGTGATCGTTGGCGTGAAGATGTATGGAACGCCCTTCGTGGCCGCAGGAGGCGTGCCGGTGATCGAGATCGGTGTGACGGCCGTGGAGCCGCCGCCAGCGCCTCCGATGATGGGAACGATGTTCGACATATCAGGCGCTCGCGAGGTTGGAGTAGAAGCCGGTGGGGGTGCCGCCCGTGATCTCGACCGTCAGAACCTGCCCGGTTCCGATCGTGAGTTCCTGAGTGCCGTCAGCGGTCATGGTGACGCCTGCAGCCGTTGCGCCGACGAACGTGGCCCCGCTCAGCTTCTGCTTCTTCAGCGTAGCTGTAGCGCCGTTCCAGTTGGTCGCCTCGCAGGTCCAGAGCCATCGACCACCGCGGATCTTGCCGGATGGGGTGATGGCGCCATTCGTGGCGAGCATGAAGGCGCGAGGACCGGCATACTCGCCGTCTTCGCCGATGAGGACGGCAACGGGGGCGCGCCCGCTGTCGAGATTGGGCCTGGATACGGGCATGATGACCTCATGAAAAAAGGCGCCCCGATGTGGAGCGCCTTGGATGGAATGGGGTGGTGGTTGGGGTCAGCGGGTGGAGAGCGTGACGGATTGCTAGAGGGTGAGGTTTATTTGGCTGGTCCCGTGCTGGTGAGGACGGCTTGACCGGCTTCGGTCATGATTGACCTCCACTCATCCAGCCTTCAGCAATGGCCCATGCTCCATATCTTTCCGCCTGCGAAAGCTCCCTTTGAAGATAAAGGGCAAACTCTCTCTCGATATCGGAAAGCGAGTTCTCCGAGAGGATTTCGTCAATCAACTCATCGTCCATGTTCCCATCGGCTATGACGCAGTGCAGCGGCCCGTCCTCGTAAGCCTCCATTGCCTTTATTCGATTGGCCCCTTGGATCATTCGACGGATTACGTATTCGTCAGGGACGGCAATCGGCTGGGGTGTGGCGGATAGGGCGGAGCCGAGGACCGAGATCGCGAACTGCCGATCCTTGGATCGGTATCCCTGCGCTTCGTCTTTTGAGAACGTGTCGAGCACGCATTGCGCTGCCTCCCGCAGCCCCGGCGCCTCTGTGGCTTTCGGGGCGGCGGTGAGGGCGGCGTTGGCGAGGCGTAGCCAACGACTGCGAAGCTCTAGCGGCGCAGCTTTGAAAGCCTCGGGTGTCCGCTCTTTGGCAACTCGTTGTGGAGTGACGGGAGACACGTCCGCGCGCCACAGGGCGGCGGCCACCATCTCGGCCTCTGCGGGCAATGCGTCTTTGGCTACCACGGCAAACCTCCATTCGTAGATATGATTGAATGGGTACCGTATATATGATACGCATAGTAATAGCCAGCGAATTGGAAGCCGAATTGACCGCCAACCGTACATATGAAATTCCCACCCGCGTGGGTCGGAAGATGCAATTCCCTGTGCGGATCACGTTGCCGTTGGCCGAAGGGGTCACGGATCGCCTCGACGCGCTCGTTGAGCCCGATGAAACCCGCCTCGACATTATCCGTTCTGCCATTGACAAAGAGGTGAAGCGCCGAGAGCGCCAGCGGAAGAACAAGCCCGAATGACCCGCCTTCTCGTCCTAGCCCTTCTCGCCTCCACCTCTTCCGCTCTCGCACAATACCCAACCGCTGCGGGGCTCAAGGCCCTCTGCGATAGCACCGACGAGACCAAACAGACCGTCTGCAGCTCTTACATCAGCGGCGTCATCGACACCCTCGTCATCACCTCAGTGATGCAGTGTGAGCCGAACGACTACGATCCAGCCGCTATGAGAGAGGCAGCACTGGTGAGGATGGGCCAACCGGACCAGGCGGACCGGATTGCGGTGGCGGTAATCTACGCGGCGGTGCAGCCGGTGTTCCCATGTGAGGCGTTGCCGCAGCAGTGAGCGGCCTTGCGTGTTTCAGGCGGCATCGGCATGATCCGCGCTACAACCAGCGGGAGATCAGCGTGCAGTTTAATCTCGGCTCGATAATGCGTCGCGCAGCGCCGGTTGCGTTGGTTGCGGGCTTGATCGCTTGCAGCGATGAGAAGCCGCCCCACTACTACGTTCTCTGTGATGCTAAGGACGGTGAATGGAGCCTCATCCACACCGAGAGCACCAACGGGTATATCATGTCCTGCACCTATCAATCGCCAGATCAGCAGCAGACAAGGGTTTTGCGATGCCGCCCTGATGGATGCGATTAAGGCGGGCGTATCGCTTGGTTCCCATACTGCAACGTTTCGGAATGGTCTGCTTTTGGGGTTCCAGCCTCATCGCCACGTTTTACGTTTTTATCGCAATTGGCATAGCGATTGACCATCCAAGAGACTGGTTTGAGGTTTCAGGTGGAGCGCTTGCTTTCGCAGCCTTGTGGCTTGCCGGAGGGTCGGCAATCCGGTTTATATTCGGTTGGCGAAAAACGAATGGCTGACCGCTTGCCCCTCATCGAACACGATCCCGACGAGCCTCCGCGCGACACGTCTAAGTCGCCTTGGCTGCGGCTCCTGATCATCCTCAGCTTCATCTGGGTTTGGATGCTCTACTCCTTCGACATCGTGTGGCTGCAAGTCGGGGCTGGCTTCATGACCGGCGGGGCGCTCGCTTGCTGGGCGATCGACATCACTGGCAACAAGGTTCCGAAGTCATGGAGAGGCGGACTGCCCGGCCCCGGGAGCCGCTAGGCTGTTGAGGACATTGAGCACCACCGCCTTACGGCCTTGGTTGTTCAGCGCCTTCGTATTAGCCGCCTGAAGGATGCGCTTGGCTGCCGCAGGGTCGGTCTCCATGAGGCCCTGAGCCACCTTCTCGACGACACGGGGCGGCATGCCCTTCGCCTCGTTCACCACCTTTGTAAGCGCCTGAAGCCCCGCCCCGACGAAGTCGCGGTTGAGGAGGCGAGCGATCATGGCGGGGTCGAAGTTCGCCATGTCCTCCATATCCGCCAGATTGTCGGCCGTGCGAGATCCGCCGAGCGCGGCGTTCTGCGTCTGGAACATGGTGTCTTCGCGCTGGATGCGCCGCGAAAGCTGATCACCCCGACCCGGGGCTGCGAACTCGGGGAATTCCGCTTCGGCCGCATCCGTTCGTAGCGGGCGCACCTTATTGACGCCAGCAGCCGCGCCTTGCGTTTGCTCAATCATCTGGTTCGCATAGCCGACCCGGAACCCCGCCTTCTCCTCGGTGGAAAGCTTCTGAAAGGCGCGCATAGTGTCTTCGTAGCGACCTGTGCGCGCGGCGGTCTTGCCGAGGTCAATAGCCTCAATCGCCTTGGAGCCGGTACGGAAGGCATCGCGGGCACCAGAATATGCTGGCGAGGCACTGGAAAGAGCGCCGTCGAGCGCCGTCTTCACCTGCATGAGGTTGCGGGCCTGATTATTCGATCCGGCGCGCGTTGCCTTGCCTATCATGTCGTCAATGTCCTGCTTCACTCGCAGGACCGACGAGAACTCGGTGAGGTTGGCGTCACCCTTCGTCAGCATCGCACGGGCGCGTGCCATGACGCCTTCAACGCTGTCTTCCGCGATCTGCCCCTTCATTCCGGGCGGCACCACGTTGTCGATCGCCTTGATGGCTGGCGTCACGTCTACGGCACCGGCGCCTTGGCGGGCTGCATTGTAGGCGACATCAGCCGCATCGTCGCGAGCGGTAGTCAAAGCCGTAGCGCGCTGAATGGCAGTGTCGGAAGCGTCGAAGCCCTCGGCGAGCGCGTTCGAGACGCGACGCCCCTGCCCTGCCTGACGGGAAAGAAGAGCTTCCACCGTAGCCTGACGCGCGTCGTTCGGCGTGCGCGTCACCGTCGAGAGCATACGCTGACCGGAATTGCCAAGAGCGTCCGCTACCGTGAAGACCCCCTGCCCGTCCGCGCTGGCGTCCACAAGCTGCTGTGAGATGCTATCCGGTGTTGCCCCTGCCCGACGCATTGCCGTTTCCAGCGCGCTATCAGCGAAACGCTGCGGCACAATCCGAGACGTGACGATATTGCGAATAGGAGCCGTCAGAGCCCCAGCGCCAGCGATTGCAAGAGGAGCCGCTAGGCCAACCGCTCCACCGCCGACTGCGCCAGATCCAGCCTTAGAGATCCTGTCGGCAAGACCGCTTCCCTCACCTGCTCCTGAAACGCCCCCGATAAGCGCACCATCTGCAGCAGAAGCACCGGCTACCTTTGCCAGACCCGCACCCTTCTGGGCTGCGTTGGCAGCGGCCGACAGTCCCGCTTTCGCCAGACCGGAAGCACCCGCAACGCTGCCGGCCACAGAGCCCACCGTAGAGGCCACGGGATGCTTGGCCTCGGCGTAGGCCATCAGATCCTCACGCTTGCGAAGACCGCGGCTGTAGCCGTCCATGATGCGATCCGTTAGCGACTTGCCGTCGTCTTCGCCGGTGTAGGCGCCGATGGCGGCTTCCACGGGGGCAAAGACTGCCGAGCCGATTTCATCGCCCCACCCGAACGTCAGGGCATTGCCGCCAGACAGAACGCTCGTGCTGAGTGCGCCCGGGTCGCCGCCCGCTGGCATGGCGGGCTCGGGCTTAACCGGCTCTGCTGCGGTTTCCGGTGCGGATCGCGTTGCGCCATAATGGGCCTGCATCGCAGCCGTGATCGTGCTTTCCGGCGTGCCCTCTGGGAACGAGAAGGACGAGCCGTCAGGGCCTTCGATGCGGATCTCAGCCATTACATCGGCTCCATACGATTGGTCGTCGGGTTCCAGCGGTAGTTACCCGCTGCGGGAGCCGCAGATGCCGCAGGCGGCGGGGGCGCGGCGGGCGGGCTAGAGCCGCCAGAGGCCGCAGTCGGCGGGATGACATCCGAGCCCTCAGAGCCAGGCACGATGACACGGCGCCCACCATTGCTTCCGTAGGTCAGGCCACGAAGCTCGGACGCACGCTCGGCGTTGAACATCTTGCGGCGCTCAATCGCCTGCTGTGCTCGCGCATACGTGGCGCGGCGGACGGTTTCGGGCTGACTGGAGGCCCCCTGAATGTCGAGAAGGATCTGACGCTCGCCCTCGGTCGGCGCAGCGCCGAAAATCGACTTGAGCTGCTGCAAGGCTCCTTCCGTGGTGAGCTGGTCGAGCGTCCGGGTTGCAACCGAGGCTTCTGGTGAAGCGATGAAGTCGGGCACAGCCCAATCGGGGAGATTGTTGCCGATCGCAGCGCGCGCCCCTGCGGTATACCCCTCGTAAGCGCCGGGGCTGGTCTCCGCGGCCGTCTTGAGTGTCGTGAGAGCCTGATCTGCCGCGAACACCCCGTCTTCGGCCTCGCGCATAGCCTTGCGATCGTCCGCCGTGCCGCGTGCCATCGTCTTCGCGCCGCCAACGGGAACGAAGTCGCGAGTGCCGGGGGCATAATAGCCCTTCTGCTCCTGCCCCTCTTCGTTATAGATCGTGACGAGTTCAGGCGGTTTCTTGGCCTCCTCATCGCGATCACGGGCGAGGCGAAGCGCATCGGCGCCCGTCATACCTTGGGAACGAACCGCTTCGGCAAGATCGGGGTGGCGGCTTTCGAGCCAGTCAGCCGTTTTGTTCGCACGGGCGACTTGCGTCTGTTCAGCCTTCTGATCCACAGCGATCGTGGCGGCGGCGGGGTTCAATGCGTATGCAGCCGCCTCTTCCCTCGTGAAGCCACGGGCCTGAAGTGCGGCAGCTAGTGCCTGACGGCTATCGCGCTTTTCCGCCTGCTCCTGCTCTAGCAATTCCCGACGCATACGAAGCTGCTGGTTCGCCTGCATCGCATCGCCAAACCCGGCCAGAGGGGCATTGCTCGGGCTTCCCATGAGGGACGCGCCGATCGCCTGCAGGAGATCGCCACCGGAGCCGCTGTTGATGAAGCCGCCAAGGCCACCGAGACCGCCGGGATTGTTCGGGGGCATGTAATCTCCTGTCGCCAGTGTGTCGTTTGCAGCCCCGCCGACGAGCGTCGTGTCGCCGCTGGTGTCTGGCGCCTGCGAGGGGGCTGGTGCGCCTCCATAGGCCGCCACGAGCCAGTCAGGGGCCGCTGCGCTCTTGCCGCCCGCACCCCATACGCCGGGCGAGCCAAAGCCGACGTGCATCGAGCCCGCCTGCATGTAGCCGGGACCAGCGCCGAACCCTGTCAGACCCGATGCCTTGCCGCGCTGGACGATCTCTTCGAACAACGGACGGTCTTCGGGGTTAGCCCAATCGAGCCGGCGACCGTCCTTGACGAAGAACACGTCGGCCGCGTCGCCATGATCGTGCCGGACGGACCCGACCCGAGCCCCGCCGCTGCCCTTCTCGGGCTGGCCGCCGGAGAACACTTCGGCCGTGACGCCGAGTTCGGGGAGGAAGCCGAGGGCGCTCGTAAGCTGAGGGCTGAGCGGCAGGTTGCGTGTCGCGCCCTGGTTCAGGTAGCGGAGATATTCGGCCGATGCCATGACTTACCTCAGAACCTTGCTGAGGAGCGAGCCGGCGACCGTGCCGCCACCGCTGACACCTGCACCGAGCACAGAGGCGCCGAGGCCGAGAGCCTGCTGCAAGAAACTCGGCGAGTTGTCCGGCTGCGTACCCGTCTGAACGCCTGTCGTGTTGTAGACCTGCGGGGTGGCCGCAAGAAGCCGCTGCAGCGCCGTCCACGGGCTATCGAGCGCCGACTGTGCGAAAAGCTGCTGCTGGTTGCCAGTGCCTAGGAGTGCCTGTAGCGCCGAGTTCTGCCGATCGGTCTGGCCGTTCCGCATGGCCTCTGCGACCTGTGCCGCCTGCAGGCCATAGCCGAGGTTTGCGGCGTTGGCCTCCTGCTGACGGCCTGCATTGTTCTCCGCGGTCTGCTGCTTAAGCTGGGTGTTCGCCATGGCCGTCGCCGTAGCGGTGTCGAAGCCCTGCGCGAGAAGCTGTGCCGTGGTGGCCTGCAGGTTCTCGTCGAAATTGTCCTGCGCCTTGCCACGGGCCAGCACCTCACGCCCGCCACCGAACGCACCGGCTGCGGCGTACTTGGCGCCGATGTCGGCCTCGGTTTGGCGCAGTTCCTTGCGCGCCTTGCCAGCAGCCTGATCGACCACACCGTTGATGAACGGATTGAGGAACGCCTGATAGTCGGTGCCGCCGAGCTGTGCCCCGCCAGACGTGGCTGCTGTCATCGTCGCGCCGGTGGGAACGCCCGTCGCCGAGCCTGTGAACGCGCCCTGTGCCATCTGACGGGCGAGGTCGAACGCCTTGATCTGGTCGGGGTTCATGCCCGCGACGGCATAGGCTGGCGTCTGCAGGAACGGGTTCGTCATGCCCGCCGCCGAGGTATAGCCGTTCTGGCCGGCAGCCTGCGTCCACGGTGCGTAGGTGGTGGACGTGTTCTGCGTCGTGGTCTGGGTCTTGTCGCTGTCTTTCTTACCCATGATGCAGATCCTTAACCATCGTCGTCATTGTTTCTTCGTAGCCGTCAAGTGCTCTTAGCCACCCGCGACGACCTGTAATCAGGATGCGTTCAGCGCCTATCGTTTTGGCCCAAACGGTAATTCGATCTTCGATCTTGAGAGCGTCGTCTATCCTGCCGCCAGCCAACCAGCACCGGACATCCCGCAAGCCGGTATCTCGGTATACGTCGATGACTGTCAGGACCGCTGCTTCCGGCTCAACCCAAAGCTGGCACTCGCCATCAGCGATGCGCGCCCAGACCCCATCCATCGTGTTCGTGCGCCCGTATCTGTCGGCGGCGGCTTGAAGCCACGGCCACACGCGGCGGAATTCTCGACGCGTGGAATGCAGCGAGCGCACCACTTGGGGCCCGTATTCGCGATCGTCCCAGACGGCCATCATCGGCGCGCACCCGTCTTGTCGATGTCGAGACGCTGCGTGCCCCACCGGACGAACTGCGAGTTGGTGCCCGCCGTCCATTCGATCTGACATTGACGGCCGAGCTGTCGCATCGGAACGTCCGTCCGCGCTGGGGTGATTTCGTACTGCTTGGTGGAGACGGTTGGACCACGAGGCCACTGCGAGAACGTGAACTTCACGAGCACGTTGCCGGCCTGATCCTCGAAATCGTGGACGTAGCGCTTGATCGTGAACAGGTTCTCGCCGTCCTCGATGTCCACCATGCCCGAGAGAAGCCGCCACATGATAGGGCCGCCATTGGCCGTGCGACCGCGCTCATGGAAGTAGATCCGCCCGTCCGTCGAGAAGCCGAGGGGATTGGCGTAGACGCCCGCCGTGATCCACGAGGTGCGGGCCATCGTGCCCTTGGACCAAATGCCCGTTTCCCAATTGAACGAGACGTAGCGGGAGCACTCGTTGCCGTCGCGCCGATCGGGATAGAACCACCAGATTTCGTTGAACTCGGCATTCACAGCCGCGAACACCTTCTCCTCCTGCGATGGCGAGAAGTTGTCCCACGCCTCACGACGGATGCCGCAGGGGATGATCTGGGGCTCTCCGCCGGAATAGGCGTAGAACTGCCCGTTGCGGCCCCACCAGTAGACGCGGCCCTGATGCTCGACGGCGGCGTTCTTGCCGATCAGGCCGCAGCCCGTACCGGCAAGCGCGAAGTTGAACACGTCGTCGGACGATCCGGTGAAGCGCATCGTGTAAAGCGCGCTGTCCGTCCAGATGAGGTTCTGACCGCGTGTCGCAAGCGCCCCGATGATCCGCGATCCACTCGCCAGCAGGTAGTCACCTGCCAAGTTGTCGTCGTCGGGTATCCACTTGGTGTTGTCTTCCTGCGCGGACCAGCGGACCTGCAGAGGGTTGAAGTCGCCGTCGAGTTCGATCGTGCCGTAGCAGACCACGATGCGGTTCGGATCGACAAACATGCCGGTGGAATATTGCGGCGCGCCGTTGATGCGATAAGCGACAGGCACGACGCGGATCTGGAAATTGTCCACGGACCCGGCAAACGTCGCATCCTTGGCGATGCCGGCGAGGATCGGACGGGAGGGCGCCTTGAACTTGCGAACGTAGGTGCCGCTCTTGGCGATGGGCTCGCCGATCGTGACGGTGCCGGTCGCAGTGTCCTCGGACTGGACCTGAAACCGCACAGCCCCAGCGGTGCGGACGATGTCGAACGTCACCTCATAGACGACGCCGCCCGACAGCACGCCCGCCACGTTGCGGGACATGGCGCTTTCGGTCCCGGCCGCAGCGTTCGCCTTGCCGCCCGAGATCGTCCAGCCCGTGCCGAGGTTCCAACCGGTGGACGATGCGAAATCGCTGTTAGGGATAAGCTGATTGTAGGTCGGAAGAGGCTGCCACTCGTAGAGAGCACCGTTGCGCGGCACTGCGAGGAGGTTGGAACCCCAATTGTCCAGGCTCCAGACGCGCGGGTTGATGTCGCCGCCCGTCGCTTGGCCGTAGAGGCCGGTGCCATACGTGCCAGTGCCCCAGCCTGTGCCGCCCACGCCGTCGATCAGCCCCATGGCGAGAGGGGCCGTGAACTCCAGCGTGCCGCCACCCGTGGCCGTCGAGGTCGCCGCAGAGGGCGCTTTGATCGTGTAGGTGTCGATCGTCGGAACCGAGATGACCGTGTACGAGCCGTTGAGCGTCAGGCCGCCCACCGCGTCCACGAGCCGGAAACTCACCACGTCGCCCACCGTGAGGCCGTGGTCGAGATCGGTCACGAGGACGACATCGGAGCCGGACGTGACGGAGAACGGGTTGACGAGCGTGCCCGTCGCCTTCTCCGGAGTGATGTCCTTGATGGCGCCGCCAAAGAAGCTGTAGAGTTTGGAGGCCGTGCCGAACGCCACCACACGATCGCCCGTGAGAGCCGCCCATGCATGCGCGCCGCGTGCCGGGTTCTCGAACGTGCCGCCGCCCGCCGCTTCCCACCCGCCGATGGTCTGCGGACGGTCTCGGACGAACCGGATGTTGTCCGCGTCGGCATAGGTGCTCTCGGACGCCAGCGCCGTGTCGTCCGTGACAATGCCCGGCTGGAACTCCAGCTTCGACAGCATCAGAACGTCTGGTTGAAGGGGTTGGAGACGCCCCACGGAAGAGGCTGACCGTTGGAGGCGCCCTGCCCCACCGCGCCACCGTTCGGGCGATAGACGGGGGAAGCGCCGGACATGCCGCCGAGGCCGCCGAGGCCACCGAAGTTGTCGAGCGCGGTATTGATGCCCTCGAAGCCGGTCTTGAGCTGGCCGTCGAGAAAGCCGGTGGAATTGAACAGCGCCTCGCGCGTCAAGCCGCCATCGTACTTCACGGCGCGGCTCGGGTTGCCGCCCGGGTTGGCGCCGTTGTTCGTCAGATAGTCGGTGAGGGCCTGCCCGGTCGGGAGCTGGCTGTTCGACGGGCGATAGAACTCGTGAAAGCCCAGACCCGAGGTCGGCGTCATCGTCGGCGCGGCGTAGGGGGTCCAAGAGAACGGGGTCGTTGCCATAGTGAGGCTCCCAAAGAAAAAGGCGCCACATGGACGCCTGCTGGTCGAATGGATCGTGGGTGGAGAGGGTTAGGCGATCTGCGACGCCGCGAGGAAAAGGCCGTCGATGGTCGCTTCGTCGAGGTCGAGAGTGCGACCAAGGGCGGCTACAAGCGGATGATCGCGACGAAGGCTCGTTGCGTATTCCCATTCCACGCGGGCTTCTTCGCCCGGTTGCCCTGGCATAGCAGCAATCGCTTGGTTGGCTGCGGACAGCTTACCGACTTGAAGAAGCTGCAACCGAGCTTGTCGCATGGTGATGATTTCGACGGGATCAGGACCGGGGATCGGTTCGAACGTGTTGACGTAGACGGGGCGACCGTTCCTCTCGCCGATCACTGAGGACGCAACGCGCTGGCCTTCTGGCGGTGGGGCGCCTTCTGCGACGACATAGACGCCGAATGCAGCGCGCTCTTCATCCGTCCAGAGCATCAAGCTATCGTAGGAGGTCGCGATCCCGTCGTGCTCGACAGGCTGTGCGCTCGACAGCGCCGTCCAGGCGCCGCCGATCTTCTGTGCATAGGCCATGGGGTTTCCTTACGAGGTCGCGGTCGCGACGTTGGTGGCGGGGAAGGCACGACCGCCATTGTTCGGGCCTTGGCCCCAGAGAATGCGAAGCGCCCCCAAGCCACCGAGACCGAAGAATGGATTGAGCCCTGAAAAGCCTTGACCACCAGCGCCGTAGATCGCGCCGTTGTCTTCCCCGGAGATGCCGGAAAGCGAAGAGGTGCCGTCCGCTCCGCCAGATCCGCCCTTGCCTACGCCGGTTCCGGTGCTCGCTGCCGCGCCAGAGGCGCCCTCGCCGAACAGACCGACGCCACCCGCGCCATTGCCGGATGCCGTTCCACCCGTCACGGCTTGGCTGCCGCTGCCCGAACCGCCGCTTCCTGCCGCCGTGGTAACGCCTGGACCGCCGCCCGCAGATCCGTTGCCAGAATAGCCGCCAGCGCCACCAGCGCCGCCCACAATACCCGTATTGTTGCTGCCGGCTCCTGCCCCACCGTTCCCGCCGCCAACCGTAAGGTCAGGGAAGAGCGGGTGCGCGCCGATTGTAGTGCTGTCCTTTGCAGCCTGCGTGCCAATGAGCCCGAGGCCACCAGAGGCCCGGAGCAGCACGGCCGCACTTCTCAGAAGCGTCGTTGATCCACCCCTAGCGCCGTTCGTCGTCGCTGCTGCGGGGATCGTGATGTCCAGAACCTCGCCCGGTTGAACCCGAAGACGGTTGATCCAGCGCACATCGCCGCCACCGCCGCCGGTTCCATTGTCCGTTCCGGTCCGATATGAGCCGGACGCCCCCGCACCAACGGCAAGAACGGAGACTTCATAGACGCCGCTCGGAACCGTCCACTGCTGATTGCCGCGCGAGGTGAAAACGGCTTGACCGGGAGCAGCAGTGTTGATCTTGGACCCGCCGAGAAGGTTCGCGAACGGGATCACTTGATGTCCTTCTCGATGCCAGACCACTCCATGACGAGCGTGCCGCTGCGATTGACGCAGATGCCCGCAAGGCGGTCCAGAGATCCCGGCGCCGTCGAGAGAGAGGGCACCAAGCCGCCGGGAAACTTATTGAATGTCGTATTGAAGGAGATTGTTCGGCTGCCGGTAGCATCTTGAACAAACCTCAGAATGACGGGTGTGCCATCTTTGCCGTTAACAGGCTGGCTCAGTGTCAGATTTCCCGACAGGTTATAGCTTACATTGAAGCCCAGGCCCAAGTTTAGCTGGATACTCTGCGGTGCGTTTATGTTGACGGGAACAAATTGCATTGCCAAAGCATCTGACAATGGGGTGTTCACAGCCGTGTTGCTGGATAAACCCCAACGCTCTGCCTGCGTGGCTTTCGCTACTGTGATGGACGTGGGCTGGTAGCCTGATCCGTCCGGCTTGACGGTGAGGGCCTTTCCGGCGTCAGAGACAGACACACTCGGGAGATTGACGCCCGCAGCCGAAGCAGCAGCTGCGCTTGCGCTGGACGCAGCTTCGTCTCTGTAGCCGAGCGTGGTGTTGCGGTAGGCGAGCGTCGTGTCCCGAGCCGTATAGGTCTCATCTCGCGCCGAGATCGCTGCGTTTTTCGCGGTTGTGGCGGTGCCTGCTGACGAGGCGGCTGATGTCGCACTGAAGGCTGCCTGTGTGGCGAAAGCCTCCGTCACCGCGGAAGCTGCTGCGATCGGCTCTAGCATGAAGAGGTTGGCGCCATCGCAGAACACGTCGGCCTGACGCCCCACGGGCACGGTGACGGGGGTTCCGCCCATCGTGAACGTGATGGGGAAGCCGCAGCGGTTATCGACATGCCACGACTTCGGGGCGGGCGGGACGGTGACGGTCGGGGCGGTAGAGAGACCGCCGTTGGTAAAAATAAGCGTGGCGTTGCGGGCCTCGTCCGACACGTAATTCTGGACCGTGAGGGCACAGTTGCCCGTCAGCGGCTTGATGAGAACACCGCAAATGGCCTGTTCCAGCCCGAGCAGCGCCTCATCGTTCAGCTTCTGGCCCCAAACGTTTAGGCCTTCTCCGGTCGCCTGAAGCACGACACGGAGTGATGGAGACGGGGTGGACGGCATCGCGGTGTCCTTGAATTAGGGTCGGAGGGCGATGATGCCGAGCGGGATCGTCTGCGCCGTCGAAATGGAGAGGCCGAGCGCCGCGCTGTTGACCAGCACCACCGTGAGGGTGCCGTCCGTCAGGCAGTACGCCTCGCCCATGGAGAGGTTCGCAGGCAGCGCCGCGTTGGGCGTCACCACGATGTTGTCGCTGCGCTTGAGGCCTGTGACAGCCACCGTGCGCGTGCTCTTGCCAGCGAGGATGGTGATCCCGGCGGGCAGTGTCATCGTTCCCAGCAGCGGCACCACGACGGCCTTGAGAGCGGTGATCTGCGTCTGGAGGGCAGCGTCGGCATTGCTGCGCGCGGTCGCCTCGGCTGCATCGGCCGTCGCTCGTGCCGATGCCTCTGCCGTGTCCGCATTGGCCCGTGCAATGGCTTCAGCGGTGTCGGCGGCCTGTCGGTCTGCTTTTTCCTGTGCGTCCGCTGCTGCCCTTGTCTGGGCCTCTGCGGTGTCGGCGCTGGTCCGCGCCTGCGCTTCGTTCGTGTCACCCGTCTGCCGCGCATTGCTCTCGGCGCGGAGGCGATCGTCTAGTCCGGCCTCTGCTTGGGCTGAAAACATGCGAAGGGTTTCTAGTGTCGCCCGTCCTGGCTCAAACCCTTTTTGGAATACCGCAATCTCCATCTTGAGATCGGGCATTGCATAAATCGGAGCCATCGGCACCTTAGGCACGGTCGGATACCGCCAGAATTTCATCGGCGCGAGCCATACCGTACTCCTCGACAAACATGCCGTAGAACTCGGGGAAGAACTCGGCGCGGTGATAGACGGCTTGGATGGCACCCCAAAGCAGTCGCATTGTTGGGGTTGTCTGGCTGAGAAGCGTATCGAAATCGGCACGCTCCGCGAGCGTCATCCGATAGACGATGTCCGACTTGTAAGTGACAGGCCCAAGGTTCGGATCGGGCAGGTAGCGGGAGAGAGCGCGTTCAATCTGCCTCGCGAGATCATGCGCCCACGACGGCGCCTCGCTGGCGAGAGGGAACGTGTCCTTGCCGCGAAGGGTGCTGATGCGCTTCATCGCGTCAGCCCGTGCGCATGCTGAAGCTGCCGCCGCCCATCAGAGCGGCATCGACAGTCGCCGTCGTCAGCCGAGACCGGCTAGCCAGCCAGCCGACGCTATCCATGGCCTCCTGAGCGAGCGTCTTCCACTTCATCAGCTGCGGATCGTCCATCATGAACGCCGCACCCCAGCCCATTGAGGCTGCGAGGTAGAGGTCGTAGTGGTTCTCGATCAGCCAGTTCGTCGGCGTCTCGTCGGAGAGCGCGAACTTGGAGCGATACCGGAACGTGAAGCTGTGGGCCTGATCGCAGGGGGTGTCGATCTGCACGGTGGCGCCGTTGATAGCCCATGCGTTCGGCCAGCCGTTGCCATGCTCTAGTGGCATCTCGCCTGCCACGTCGGGGCGAAGCTCCTGATAGGTGCCGTCCGTCGTGAGATGCAGGGAGATCGACTCCACGAAATCCGCCGGGAGGGACAGAAAACGCGAGCCGATCTCACCTGTCAGGGAGGCGTCCACCTCTTGGAAGAGAAGCGGAAGCTCCCGGTTCAGTTGGTTCTCACCCAGCCGGATGAAACCCTTGACGGCGCCCTCGTACTCCTCATCGCCGCTGCGAAAGGCGAACTTCACCACGTCGGCTTGGAGTTCCGAGTACGCCGTCATGGTCAGCGCGCCAGGTTCGCGCGATACTCGTCGAGCATGTCGGCGAAGTTCTTGCGCTTGTCGAGCTTAACGCCCTTGCCCTTGGCGTAGGCGTCGAGACGGCCCTTGTCCTCGGCGGCGGCGATTGCGGTCAGTTCATCGTCGTCCCCGTCCTTACCATCGCGCGGTACGAGGGGGCGGTTGAAGGTCTCGTCGGGGCCGAGCTTCTTGTCGATGCCGTCGTGGTTCTCGTCATCCGGGTGGATGTCGCTGTCACCGAGCTTGTGAGGATAGGTCGTCGGCGTGTAGTTCGTCGGGCCATCGTTGGCGGTCTGCGACGGATCGGCGACGCGCTCCATGTCGGAGACCTCGGGCGCCGGAACCGGCTTCCTGCTGGTGCTGTTGGGCTGCTCGACGAAGCCGTCCTTGAATGCGGCCTCGCTGGCGGCCTTGGGGCTGTCGCTGTAGCCCGAGGGCAGCTTCTCGCCGTCTTCCAGGTGGAAGAGCTTCGGCGTGCCGTCCTTGTCGTAGCCGTAGGTGGGGGTGGTGGAGGTCATGGTTCGCTTCCCTTGTTGAACGAAAAGAGGGAGCCGAAGCCCCCTCTCGATCATCAGTTGCTGGCGACGCGAACGGCCAGCTCGGGCCGAAGTGTCTGGTAGCCGTACAAGACATCGAGACGGCAGGGCATCGTGTCCGTGTTGATGTCGTAGGCGCGGACGATGCGGATGGAGATGCCGTCGAGCACCTGACGCGACGAGAAGTCCACGCCCTTCGGCATGATCAGATCGGCCGACGCGAAGGCGAAGGCGTCCTTGTCGTAGCCGAGCGAGATGCCCGAGGTCGTCGAGGCCGGGCCGGCGAAGGTGATCGCCGCATTGGCCGCAGGAGACACCGACACGTTCTGACGTGGGCCGGACGAGACGATCGCCGGGGAAATCTGCAGCGTACCGGCGCCGCCCGCAAAGTTCGTGGTGACGACGAACTGCTGCAGGAGACCCGTCGAGATCTTCGTCTCGGGGTGCACTCTGAAGACGCCAGCGATGGTGAACACGTCACCCGCGTTGACGGCACCCGTGCCGGTGCTGACGACGAGCGAGTTGCCCGACTGGTTGGCGCCGTTGACCTGATAGCCGGTGCCCGCACCGCGGGTGTGAGCCGGCATCAGGGTGTTCTCCCAGAAGTCGAAGCCCGCCGCACGGCCCATGGAGCCGTCACGGTACTGGCGGGCGACCTCCTTCTGATCGTTGAACAGGCCCTTGTTGTCGTTGACGATATCGACGTTGTCCTGGGTGTTCAGGAGCATGTTGAGGTTCGGCGACGCGAGGCTGTCCACGAGGATCTTGCGGGTGGACAGGATCTTGGCGAACGTCGCCGGAGAACCCTGGTTGTTCACCTGCTGAGAGACCTGCTTGTAGACGTTGGAGAGCATATCGCCCTCAATGTTGGCCGCGAGGACCGACATGGCGGGCTGGATGATGCGATCGGAGAAGTCGTCCAGCGAAAGGGTGAGTTCCGCCGTGGTGAAGTTGAGATCGACGCCCTTCTGGGTGGCGACCGTGAGGCTGACGTTGCTCTCGACCGTGTCCTGAGTGTTCAGGATGCGCCCGGTGCGGACCGAGTACTGGTTCGGGAGGCGGATCTTCAGTGTGTCGCCGATCTTCGCGCCGTCCTTGGCGAAGCTGCTGTCATAGGTCCGGTTGATGGAGCCGATGAAGTTCAGCTTCTGGTGGAGAATGCGCAAGCTTTCGCGCGCCACCGCGGTGGCGGTGATGAGGGTGTTTGCCATTGATGGTGTCCTTGAACATCCTCACGCCGCCCTGGGCTGTCGAGGATAATGGGGTTAGCGTCCGCGTTTGCGGATCTGTTCGGTGCGGCGACGCGCCCATTCGTCGGCGGAAAGTCGATCATCGAGACCTGACGGCGCGGGGCTGGCGTTACCCTTGGCAACCGGCGTGAGGGGATTGATCGGCTCTTGCTGGCGCGTCTTTGCGCGTTCTGCGGCCTTAGCGATGGCCTGATCGTATTTCATCGCCTTGTGCAGCAGAACGAATGCTCGTGGATCGCCGACAGCGCGGATGATTTCCTGCTGCGAGTAGCCCCCAGACTTCATAGCGTAGGTGCTGACTTCCGTGGCGACCTTGTCGTTCCAACCGGGAACTGTTTCCGTGAGGACCCTCATGGTTTCCTCGGCACGCTTGGCGATCTCCGCATGGGAAGACTGCTGCGCTTCGAGAGTGCGGCGCTGATTGTCCTGTACGGCCTGCTCATGCTTCTGCTGAAGCTCGCTCGCGAGATTGGCGCGGGCTTCCTTCAGCTGCTGATACTCCCGCCACGACGCATTGGCCGAGAACGGGTCCTGCTCCTCAAGCGCACGCCAATCGACCTCTGCGTACTGTGCGAGGTGATCGTCGAGCGTGATGAGCCGCGCGACTTCCTTTATGTTCGCCTGCTGTAGCTCGGCCTGCTGGGCCGCCGACTGACGCTGCTCCTCTAGGGCGGCGTAGTGGCTCTCCAGTTCCTTGCGTGCAGCGGCGACTTCCTGGGTCTTTCGCGTGTAATCCGCCTGCATCATCAGCTCACCCTTGAGGGCGGCCGGGATGCGGTACTTTTTGCCGTCGCGCTCGATTTCCTCAAGCTCTTCGGCGGTCTCGTCGCCCGTCAGCTTGACCTCGGCGTCGAGGTCGAGGTCCAGATCGGGGTCTTGACCGTCACCTTCTGGCGTGGTGTCGTCGTTCTTCGGAGCGGCGTCGTCACTTGCCGGGGCGTCGAAGCCGTTATCCGGTGTGATGAAGTCGAGCGGAGGCGCGGCGTCGGAGCCGTTGGTGTCGGACATAGGGTCGAACTCCTCGAAGGTTGGTTCGGGTGTTTGAAATCGACGCTAGAGCGCGAGCGTCACGCGACAGGCCCGAAACGGGCGGTGTTCATCAGCCGCGCATACGCTGCGGCAGAGTGGGAAGGCGCACAGGCCCCATCGGGATCTGCGCAGGCTGTGGCGGCGTTAGTTCCTTAATGGCCTTGGCGTGATTGAGATCAGCGGCAGACCGCTCCTTGGCAGCCGTCGCATAGAGTTTGTCGGCCTCAGCCGCGGCTACGATGCCATCCCAATCGCCATTCGGGCCGGGAGCGTCGGTGACATTCGCGCCGCCGTCCGCTTGGATCTTACCGAGGGCCGCGAGACGCTTGGTCTCCGCCTCGAACTGCTTGACACGGACGCCTGCCATCTCGGTCGAGTTGTCGGCCTCCAGCTTGCCGATGTAGGCCTGCATCTGCTCGAACATGGTCTTGGCCTGTTCAAGCTGTGCACCCATGGCCTGCATCTGCTGCTGCACCTCGGGAGGCAGACCGCCGTTGAGCGGAACCGGAAGCACCGCCTTGAGGCGTTCGGCGATCTCTTCCGCGCCCTGCCAGTCGAGGTTCTTGACGAGGAGGTCGCCTGCGATGGGGATGATCTGCGGGAAGGCGCGCATCATCTCCGTCATCTGGACGGCGGTTTCCTCGCGCTTCGTCGTGTAGCTCGGGCCGGTCGTGACGGTGAGGTCGTACTTGCCCTGACTGAGATCGAAGGTCTTGATCTGCGGCGGCTTGGCCTGACCGGGCGTTGCCTGCCCCGCACCGGGCATCTGCTCGCCGTTCGGCGCGTCCTCCATCACCTGCGGCATCCCCTGCCCCATCTGGACGGGAACGGGGCGCATCAGCGGGACGTTCGATGGTACACCGTCCTCGCCCATGACACGGATAATGCGCTCGGAATTGTACACCTTCGGGATGAGGTCGATGAGGATGCGGCCCGTGTGCCGGATCGCGCGACTCATGTTGTCCTGAAAGTGGAACGTGGACGTGTCGCTCTCTCGCTGGCGTGCGAGAATGGCCCGACCGCTCGTCTCGTTGCCCTGAGAGCCCATCCCAGCGTCGAAGATGCCAATGGTGGCCTTGATGTCGTCGGAAGCGTTCATCGCCTCCTGCAGGGCTCCTGCGGCTGCGCCCGTATCGAGGGGCTGACGCTGCGGACCCTGGGACCCCGCCACCATGTCGAACTCAAGGTACGGGTGGTTCTCGGTGTTGGCTGTCGCCCACCGGCGAGCATCCGTCTTGAATGTGCCCCTTGGACCGATCCACGGCGTCTTGGGAGCGAGTGCCACCAGTTCGGTCGCCTTGGAGCGCCAGTAGTTGAACATGCGCTGCGGGTCTTTGGCGTCGCGAATAAGCGAACGGAGATGCCGCTTGCCCTTGTCGTCGATCACCTCGTCACCGTAGACGGGAATGATCGGGATGTAGCGGCCCGGCCATTTCTCCGTCTTGATGATCTCGCCGCCATTCATGACGTGACGTGTCACCTTGTGCGATCGGGTCTCGCGTTCGGCCTTGATCGTGACAGGCGGGATCAAGGCGCCCGTGTCGGGATCGACGCCGTTCGCCAGCATGTCCAGCTTGGTGATTTCACCGAAGGCCGGATCGTCCGCCATGACCTTTTCGGCGTCGTCCTTGTCGAGAACGCGCCCGTCCGTCATCAGGAGGACCTTGCGCTTGACCTCCTCACGGCGCCACCACTTGGCGATGAGCACTTTGCCTTCGCCGGTCCAGTGCTCGCTGTTGTCGCCGCTCCAGCTCGACGGGTCTTCGTTCGGGTACTGGTCCTCGAACTCCTCGTCCGTCAGCCATTCGGTCTCGAAAGCGCTGTTCCAGTTGGCGCTATCGGCATCCATACATGTCGGATCGCCGTAGATGGAGAAGGGATCGGACACTCGCTCGATCGACAGGTCCAGATCGAACGTGTCGTCGAAGGCGTAGTCGAGATCGACCTTGAGATAACCCCAGCCCATCGAGACAGCGCACTCGGTCGCGGTGTCGTACGCCACATCGGCGTTGGACGTGTACTCGATGTTGCGGATGAGGCCGTTGATGATGTGCGCAGTCGCCACATCGGCCTTGTCGTCCGCCGGGTGCACCTTGATCGACGGCTTGTTCTGGCGCGCGTCGTTGACGACCTGACGAATGAAGGCCGGGAGCCGATTGATCGTCAGCATCGGACGACCATCGGTCTCGTACTGCTTGCGGATCTGGTCCGGCCACTGCTCGCCAAG